CGTCCCCTTCGATGCCGGTCGTCTCAAGCGGAATCAGCTTGAGGCGCGAGTTCGCCGGCGAGCCGTCCTCGACGTTCTGCGCGTACTGAACGATGCGCCCCTTTGCGATGTTCGCGATCCAGTCAGCCATTGTCGGGCTCCTGCTCGCCGGGCTCTTCGCTATCCGGCGGCGTGATCTTCGTAACGCCGATGCCGAACTCGGGACGCATGTACGGCGCGCGGATCATGCGATCCGAGCCGACGCGCAGCCCCGAGTTCGGCGCAAGGGGGGCGATCCCTCGACCGCCCCCCTCCGGGTTACTCGGTGATGTTGTACGCGTACTGGACGAATGGGTTCGTCGCACTGGCGCGCATTTCCTTGAAGTCGAACCGAGTCGAGGCGATGAGCATGATCGCCTGATACTCGGGCTTGTACTGCGCTTCGAGGTTGATGCCGCGCTTCATGCCGAGCTTGAACTGATCGGTGCGGAACGCGACGAGCCCGGTGCGCGTGTTGAGCGTTGCGGACGAGTCGACGACGCCGGTCGAGTTCATCGACCGCCAGTCCTCGCTCGGGACGATCGGGATGCCGAACACGTTCGGGACGGTGCCGGTCTGCATCGTGCCGACGGAACCCCACAGGTTCCAGTACTTGAGCGACGGCCACTGCGTGAGCATCTGCCACCAGCACGACGGCGACGCCGAGATGGCGGTGCGCTTCTGCTGGTTCATCAGCCACTTGCCCGACTGCTTGAGCATCACGCCGAGCTGCGTCTCGTCGAACGCGCGAGCGCCGAAGTCGAGCTTGGTGCCGGTGCCGTTGAGGCCCTTGTAGCGGAGACCACGGAACGCCTTGCGCGCGTCGTACGAGAGCGTCACGTCGGCGTCCATGTGCGTCGTGCTGTAGTCGCCGGAGTTCACGGCGTACTCGGTCGCGAGCGCGAGCGCGAGGATGAGATCGCTCTGCACGGTCGGGACGACCGCGAAGATCGTATCCTCGGTGAGTTCGCGCGAGAGATCGCAACGCGAGCCCATGACGATGGGCGAGAAGGTGACGTTGGTGAGCAGCGGCTGCGAGGCGTAGGTCGTCTGCGCAGCGGTCGCGGTCATGTCGCCGGTCATCTGCGAGAGCAGATAGCCGACGGTGCCGCTCGTCATGACCGGCCACTTGAAGTCGCCGATGCCGAGCGGGTGATCGAACATCGGAATGTACCCGGCGAGCTGGAGCTCCAGCAGGTATCGCCCCATGAGCGACGCCGACATGCCGGTGTTGATGCCGCCGCCGATATCGCCGGTGTCGAGCCCCTTCATGCCGGCGCGCTCGACGCGATCCTTGAACACGCCCTTGAGCCGATCGCACGCCTTCTGCGCCTGCACGACGTACGAGTTGCCGAGCTGCCCGCACGAGAGGAACGCTCCGTATCGCAGAGACTCCGCGATCTGGATGGCGTCGAACGTGTCCTGCACGTCCTTGTACGGGCCGTCGGCGTCGATCGTGCGCAGCACTTCGTCGATCTGCGGCACACGATGGAGCGGCGCTTCGAGCTGAACCTGCTTGCCGGAGAGCGGGAGCGCGGTCGACGCGCGACTCTGCTCCTTCCAGAGCCGAATGCTCTCGTTCGAGAGCTCTTCGATGCCCTTCATCTTCGCTTCGATGTTGGTGCGGTGCTGATCGAGCTGGCCCGTCATCGCATCGGTCGTCGCCTTGACCGCTTCGTTGACGATGTCGCGCATCTGGCCGATCGCGCGCTGCACGGTGTCGGGCGGGAGAACGGCGTTGCCACCGCCGCCGCTGTCGACACTCGGCTTGAAGTATCGCGCGAACATCGCGCGGAGAGACTGACGCATCGCTAACCTCCCATCGCGGCACGCGCGAGCGCGGAGCCGTCGAGGCCGTCGAGAACCTTCTGCATGAACTCGCGCTCGGCGAGTTCGCGATTGTCGTCGTCGTCGGCACTCTCGCCGGCCGCTTCCATGAGCGCCACGAGAGCCGCGTCGACCTTGTTGAGCGAGGTTTGCGTTGCGTCGATTGCTTCGAGCGCGCTCTTCACGATCGCGATGTTCGCACCGGAGAGCACGCGGCCAGCACGTTGTAGCGTAGCGCTGACTTCGGTGTCGCTCGCGGGCGCGGGCGAGAGACCGAACGCGACGCGCATCTCTTCGTCGGATGCGAAGAGCGGCTTGCGCGCCCATCCGGGGACGTCGAGCCCGCGATCTTCGAACGCCTTGACGGCTACGGTGACGCTCTTCGGTTCGGCCGGGATGAGTACCGGGCCGCACTCGATGAGGTCTTGCGCCGTGTACGTGCGTCCCTTCACCGGCATCGGCGGGTACGGGTCGCCCCACTGGCGCACGCCGACCGAGCCGTCCGGGTTCGTCCAGCCGAACGGCTCGAACCAGACCGAATGGCCGGCGAGCGCGCCCGACTTCTCCAGATGGTAGCAGACTTGCGCGAGTTCGCCGAGACGTGACGGCGCATCGAGCAGGTAGCGATAGCGCACGAGCAGGCCGGCCGACTGGTCGACCCACGCGTCGAGCGCCTTCGCGATCGGAAGGCCGTACATCGTATCGTTCCAGCCCTCGCGCGCATGGTTGAGCGTGATGACGCCCGACGCCTTGAACGTGTCGAGACGCCAGCCGTTGCGGTCGAGCGTCTCTCCGGTGCGATCGGTCGCGCCCGAGTTCATCACCGCAACGACTTCGCCGGTCGTGTCGTTCGCGTCCTTGAGTGCGGGCGGCGCGAGTTTCGAGATCATTGCTCGTCCTCCGTCGAGACGATCGCGAGCGGCATGCAGCGGCAGTTGATCGTCTCTTCCGCTTCACCGTTCGGATCGAGTGGATACTCCATGCCGTTGTCGATCTCGGCACCGCTTCGCGTCGTCCAGACCGTCGTGCCGATGTCGGCCGTCGCGCCGTCGAGCTCGGCGTGCGAGTCGCGCACGCGATCGTCGGGCGTCGAGACCCATTCGAGCTTGGCAACGACGCCGCTCTCGCGATACCCGATTACAGCGCCAGCGTTCGAGCAGCGCCCGACTTCGGTACGCGAGATGCGCATACACTCGTAATCGGAGCGACGCTCGCCGAGCGTGATCTGCAGACGATCCTTCGTTTCGCTCACGCTCTCGCCGAGAGATGCGCTCTCAGCGAGATCGTCCTTTACGCGCTGCCACGTGGTAGCGTTCACGCGCTGAACGAGTTTCTGCTCCAGTTCGGCGATGGCGCGCAGCGCGTTCGGGTCGACGTCCATGTCGGGACGCGCCTCTTTGAGCGCGAGCGATCGGCGATTGCCGTGCCGAGCGATGCGCGAGACTTCCCGGACGCCGTCGCGAACGCCGTCGAGCACGGTCGCCTCGACGAGGTCGTGGACTTCGCGCTTCATCTCGCGCAGCTCGATCGCTTGCGGGAGAACGGTATCGGCCGACGCATGCGTGCCGGCTCTCGCGAAGCGATCGAGCGCGCGCGCGGCCTGCCGTTCGAGAGCGCCGCGCAGATGCTTCGCCCATCGTCGCTCGACGCCGTCGCGTGCGACCATCGCGAGCTTGTACGCGAGTTCACGCTGTACGTCGGCGAACGCGACTTCGGCGCGCACAGCGACCGGCGGCGCGAGCATCTTGCGCGCGCGCGAGCGTTGCTGCGCGGCTTCGACGTCGGTGCCGTTCTGGATGTACGACGACGAGAGCCAGTAATCATCGAGCCCCGGAACGGTGTTGAGCCCGAGCGTGATCTGGCGTAGTTCGTTGCGAGTGATCGCGCCGCGATCAAACGCATCCTTGAGACGCATGTGCTTCGCGTCGATCGTTTCCTGTAGCGCGGCGATCTTCGAATAGTCCCACTTGACGAACGTCGTCTCTCCGTATCGCCACGTGAGACCCGAGCCCGGCGAGTTGAGCGCCTCCTGCATCTTCGTGAGCTCGGGGATCATCGTCTCTTCCCACGTGCTCTTGCGCTGTTCGACGGCGTTGTTGTAGGTCGCTGTCTCGACGATGCCGACCATGACGGGCGGAAGCCCGAACGTCGCGAGAATCTCCGCGCGCGCGCTCTGACGCATCTCGCGATACTGCATTTCGCGAGGCGTGAACCCGGCCTGCTTCCACGCTTCGCCGGGCATGAGGTAGGTGAGCAGGCCGGCGCGGTTGACGCCGCGATGGCGACCCTCTTTGGCCTCGATGAGCTGCTTCATCTGATCCTGCGTGAGAATGTTCTCGTCGCCGGTGTACTCGATGAAGCCGCCGGGCTCGCACATGTTGTCGAGCATCGCGAGGTTGTAGGCGCTCGCGCCCTTCTCCATCTCGATCGCGTCGCTCGCCGGCTTGACGTGACCGAGACCGCGAAACTCGTCGCGCGGGTTGCGGAACTTGATCTGGATGACTTCGTGCGCGGCATAGTTCGCGACGCCGCCCGTCGGCGCGCGGTACACCCACTGGTCGATGAAGTTCGCCATGCCGGGCCGCGCTTCGAGTCGCGCCGGGTTCATCACCGAGATCATCGTCGGCTGGCCGAGCACGCTCGCGCTCTTCGCGGGCGCGCCGTCGAGAGCGAGAATGGCCTCACCCTTGAGCGCGAGAAATAGCCCGACGTCCTCCCAAAAGTCGACGCGCGACTGCCACGAGTTCGGGTTCGAGAGCAGCGCGCGAAGCGGGTGCTTCACGTCGACCTCTTCGTGATCGCCCTCGGGATCGCCCTCGTACACGCGCAGCGTCGGCATGCCGTAGAGGATGCTCTTGCGTCGCGCGGCCGCGTAGACCCACGCGCGCTCGACGTATGCTTGCGCTTCATCGAAGCGCGCGCCCTCGGGACGAACGCCCATGCCGTGCATGATGTTCGTGACCGACGCGAGAGCCCAACGGGGGAGAGCGACGCGCGGCAGAACGGTCGTCTCCGCTGCGCGCGCCGAGCGAGCGCGGAACCATTCAAGTCCGCGCCGCGTCAGTAGACCCATTTACGCAACCTCCCCCTCGGCGCTCACGCGTACTGAGCTCGCCGCTTCGGGTGCTTTGCGAGGAATCGCTCTTCGTTGTCGGAGAGCGACTTGCCGAGATCGATCCGGTTCGCGAGAAACGTCGCGTGGCCGTGGTGGTGGACGAACGAGCCGGGCACGATCGCGAGCCGATAGCCGGCGTCGATCGCGCGAATGCACCAGTCGTCGTCGTCATAGTTGCCGGGAAAGAACTGCTCGTCGAAGCCGCCGACGGCGTCCCATACGGGGCGCGGGATGAAGATGCAGAAGCCGACGAGTCGCTGCGTCTCGCGCGTCGATCGGCCGAACTTGTGCGCGCGCTCGCGCGCGTATTCGGCGAGCTCGATCGACGTCTCGTAGCGCGCCTCCGGGTCGCGCTGCGCGCCGCTCACGAAGTTCGACATCGGGCCGAGAGCGCCGAGTTCGGGATGCTCGCGAAGCGCGGCGACGAGAGCGGCGTCCCATGACGGCGTGACGATCGTATCCGAGTTGAGGAAGAGCAGGTTGAGA